TATTAGTTTAACTTCTTCTTCTGATCTTGAGAATTTTGATTTTATCGGTTATCTTTCTAATGCTGGTATTCCTCTTAACATTAAGAATCTTGTTCTTTCCCCTAGTGAAACTTTCAAAACTTTCATTAAAAATAGTCTCTCCTCCTTTAAAACTGATCTACTTAGCGCTTCTGGAGAGATTGCGGTTCGTGTTGCTCTTGTTACTTGTGCCTGCGCCATTTTTATTAAAGGTATCTATGAAGAGAATGAAGTTTATATCACTATTGGCACTGTACTCATTGGTGCGGTTGCTATTTTCCTTTCTGAAGATGCAAGTAAAGCGGTTAGCAAGATACTTACAAAGGTCAATGGTTTTGTTTCTCAAGGCTATATAGATCTCCCTTGCATGATTGCTGAGCTCGCTGCCAATCTCTTTTATTATTCTGCCATGGGCCTCTATGGAATTTCTACTGCTACTGTAAGTATTAAAAATTTTGTTTCTTACGTAGCTATTTTGCCGAAATTCCATGATGGTGTCAATTTCCTTCTCGATAAAGCTTTCCTTTTCTTTCAGAGTATTAGTGATTATATACTTGATACCACTGCTGATGGAAAGACCTTCTTACAACATCGAGATCTTACTAAAGCGGTTCGTACCTGGGGTTCTCGTGTCACTGACCTCTTGGGTACGCCCTTCGAAGAGAGAGATTGTAGTTATTATATGGTCCGCGAATATCAAGACCTTTGTGAAACTTTTGACGTTCTCACTGCTTCCAGTTTGGAATTTAAGCGTTCCGGCGCAGAAGTTTCTTACCTGAAGTATTATAAATCGAAACTTGATGAGCTTTCTCCTGTTTTTGATGGGTATGCTAATTTTCGTCATGGCGTTAGGGTTGAACCCTGTGCCCTCTGGCTGTACAGCCCTCCTGGTTGTTTTAAGACTACCATGATGAATATAATAGCTCAAAAGGTTGCTCTTGCTATCTCTAAGGATAAGGATGTTGCTAGAAAAATTATTGATAATCCTGGTAGTGTCGTTTATAATCAACCCCCTGGTGATAAGTTTTGGTCTCGATATGAATCTCAGCCTGTAGCCATGTTTGATGAGGCCGACCAAGATAAAGCTGCCCTTATTGAAGCGTATACCAACTTTTATATCAAACTTATTTCTATGGTCAATCAGAATAGGTTTCCTTTAAATATGGCTGGAATTGAAGATAAAGGTAAAGATTTCTTGTCTCGCTTCATCTGTATGACTACCAATATTGATTACATCCCTAACAATGCTCAGATTCAAGACATTGGCGCCGTTAAAAGGCGTCTTGAATTTATGTATGAAATTGAATGCGTTAAGCGACCTGATCCTGCTAACATTACTAGAATTACTTTTGATAATGTAGTTTTCCATGAACG